GGTCATTGATAAGAGCATCAACACTAAGTCCTGCTACTCCTGCTTCCCCAGCGCTCACACGAGCCGTTGCGCGTGCTTCACGGGCTTTCCTAGCTGACTCATTGATCTTCTGTGCGGCTGCTACTTGCTCTTGTCCCTGTTGGACACGCATAGAGGACACTTCTTGAAGGTAACGCTGACGTTCTGCTGCCGAAGCATTATTTTGGACTTTCGCTTGGGTCTTTGCTTGTTGCTGTTGTCCGTAGACCTGCGTACCTGCTGAGGCTACAGCCATGCCAATTCCGATTGTTACTGGATCACACATATTATTTAGAAGGGATTATAAATTCAAAGAAGGGTTGATTGCTAAAGGTAAGTTTACGAATGAAGATTGCTCCACAGAATTTGAGCCACTTTAGGGCTACGTGGTTGTCCTCATGGACGAAGTTAAAGGTCGCTCCATAAGGCTTGGTTAATCGTTGAGTCCACTCACGGGACGCTTTAAGGAATTGATAGGCGTTGTCAGAAACACTATCGGTTCCTAGACACCAGATATACGCTAGATTATCTACCTGTCCTACACCGAACATCGCAAAGGGAACGTCATCAGCATCTAGTGCTGTAAGGGTAACGTCGTCATCCTCTAGTGCGCCTATGAGCGACTGACAGGGCTCGTGGCCCATACAGGCTATCTCTATCTTGTCTGCTTTACGCAGGTGCGGATAGATCATTGCTACGTGGGCGTGGGTAGCTACAACTACCTTACAAGACCCATGCGTGCTGAGGACTTTATCCATATCGGTTAGAGCGGGAGTGAACAAAGGATTCAAACTCGGCACTCTGGAATGTGCTAGGGAGAGCACTCTCGTTTTCGATAGTAATAGTTGTATCCTGTGGCTTGGTGAACACAGGGAAGCGATAGAAACCGCTGTCCAGATTAAGCTCACCAATAGTCGTAGAACCCACCACATCAGGCGTGAAGGTGTTTACGTAGGTCTGACGAGCCTTCGGTGTCACCTTGACTTGGAAGTAAGCGGTATCGTCAAAGAAGATAGAGCCGTTACGAACCATCAGCTTAGAGGCGGCTGAGGGGCTTTTAGAGTTGCCCGCAGATGCTTTAAACAGCTGCTCAGAGAACGTGTACTTCAGGGTGTACGGGTAGCCCACCCAAACGTCTGTATCTTCGCTTACAGGTTGCGCTAGGGTCACTGTGGGGCCTACGTTGGTTGCTGTGAGCTTTAAGCCATCCTTAGTGTACACCTGAACGGAGTCGTCGTCGGGCGTATAGGGAAGGGTAATCTCATCATTACCGTCCAGCACTGTAGCCTCGATGCGTTGGTCTAGGTAAGTCGTGTAACCAGCGTCGTCCCTTAAGCCAGACTCTAGAGGCATCTCAAGAAGCTGTGTCTCGCTGTTATGGGTTACAACCATGTACAGGGTGGATGCGATGAACTGTATTCCTCGTATGTCCCCTTCAATAGTGAATTTAGACCAAGCACTTAGAACCTTCTGATTACCGCTCCAGAAGTACTTGTAGATGTATAGAGACTTCGTATCATTGCCACTAAGAAGCGCAATCATATCCTCCGTAGTCGTCCCCGCCATGTTTATAATGTTGGAGGGAACGTAGCTAGGAACGTGTTCAGTAACATCTACGGAATCGTAGGTGTCACTAGTGGCATTTACCGTGAACTCACGTAGACCTGTGAAGCTTCCTCGGTTGAATGGGAAGTATAGATAAGAGCCTAGTGGTAGGGGGTCTACCGCTGACTCAACATCAAAGTTGGTTATAGGTGTAATACTTACCGTTCTAGGCGTCAGAAGGTCTCCACCCTTTAACACAAACTGCGCGTTTTCGGTAAACAATATAAGATTCTCTTGGAAACCTAACGCCGCTTGTAAGTTTGTTACTTTATCGGAACTCACGGAAACATCAATCGGAGCAGAATCTAAAAGTGTCGATACGGTTGTTTTAAAGAAATTAAAAAATTGACCTGCTTCCGAAAGAATAACACTGTCGTTACTTAGAAATCCCAACCTGTTTTTATATAAAAATAAATTAGTAATCCTATTGTCAATAAAAGACGGAAACGGATTTGAGTCAGAATTACCAGCAACCTTTTCGTCCCAAGTGACGGCTTCAAAAGTAAAGACGTTCTCAGCGGTGTTAATCAGTCTATGAGGAAGCGCGTTACCCAGTAGTTTATATTCTTGGTTATACCCTACACATTCTACCCAAGAGCCGACGCCAACGTCTTCACCCCCAGCAGTCTGAAATTCTACATAGTAGTCGTCTTGGCTCAGGTCAGCGTCGCCTATAATTTTTATCTTGAAACCATTCTTACACGTAAGAGGTAAGTCGCTGAGCGAATCTACGGTTTTATATAGAGATTGTATACCTGTATTTGAAAGCGAATCCGTTGTTCTGATGGTGAAGTCTTGTAACGGTGTAAGCCCTCCACCTATTGTGTTTGAATCTTTTAAGGTAATTAACAGCCCGTTTTTGTAGTTCGTGCTTGTAAAATAATCTTGCCGAAGCGAATCGCCATCCAAAGCTGTACCAGCAAAGGCATCCTCAAAATTGGTTAGCAAAACATCAGTGCGACCTGATGATGTTGCATTAGCTACCCAATCCGTAAACGTAATAGGAGTATAGCTAGTTTCAGCTACGTTAAAATAATTACTACTATATGTAAGATTGACATTATCTGCTCCTGCCTCAAACTGAAGAGCGTTTATAACTGTACCACCGTCCGTATAAGAAAGACCAGTGGCGTCGCCCTCATCATCAATATAAACATAACCAATAATTCCTCTGCTGGAAGAAGCATAAAAGCCTTCAATGCTTATGTAAGAATCAGGTGTAAACCCACTTGCGTAATTACCTATGGTTACGGTTATTGTAAGGGCTTCCTCTTCATAGTTGTAATAGTGTCCAATTTCGTTGATGTCTAATCGAATCCCTGAAGTTGAGCCTAATAGTATGCTATAACTGGCATTATTTGCCCCTTGTTTTGGAAACACCCAAGCTTCTTTGTCTAAGGAATCCGTTATGGCTGGGGCCTTTTCAACGACTTTGGTTTTGTTTAGAAGAAAAGTTGAGTCAGCAATAGTTAGCGCCTCTAGAGCACTTGATGGGTTTGTGACCTCTAGGTAGGTGCTCGATACGGGATAACCGCCAGTGCTTCCATTTATGGTAGCCTCGACGCCAGTTAGAATATTAAAAGCTCGTAGGTTGATGCCATCATGGATAATAACGTATTTTTCAATATTGCTTCGGTTAATGAAGCGAATAAAGCTATCGCTGCTTATTGCTTCCGTCAGTAGGTTAGCGACGTGCCTTGTGTTAGGACGCTTAGTCAATCCGTCCACAATAGAACTCAAAGCGTTCTCCTGTTCCTCACACTGCCCGTCATAACGAACGGCGTCAGGTTGTTGAGATACACCTTGAATAAGGTTAGGAACCGAAGTGTTAATTAAAGCCATTATGTAAGATCGTAGTTACGGTTGATACCAATTCTGGAAGCGGCGTCGTAGTTGTCAAATATAGTCCTGTCAGAGCTACCACTGTCATAATCCATGAGTGCTCCATAGGCTTTGTATTCGTCACGAGCAATTAGTGCTTCTAGCTCACGAGAACCTACGATGCGTCCTTGGAACACACGAGAGGCACGCAGAGTGATGTAACGACGTGCTTGCTCGGGTAGGGAGTCCCACTCAAGAAGGCGTGTCTGGTTTACTTTGAGGTCAGTGGTGAACACTTGGGTGTTATTAGAACGATCAAAGAGGCTTAAACCACGCTGTACGACATCTATTGAAGTGTCGATGGGGTCTAGCTCAAGGATGTCCTCTGATAGAGTTATAGTGCCATCCCCAGCAGGGCTCAGGGTGACGTTTACTTCTGTGTTAAATTGCCATCCTACAGACTGAACAGCACGACTAACCTCATCAAGAGCAGAGATAGCTGTAGCAGCGGAAACTGGGAGTGCGTTGGTGTTGCTGATACTGTTCACAGGGCTTTCACCAATGTGTCCTAGCATCGAATTTACTGCTTCTAATTTAGATGTCAGAGTAGGCAT